ATTTTGCGATAGCGACCTGAACATCTTGATTCCTCGCGTGGATTTGTAACCACATAAGGACAGAATCAAAATGATACACTACTTCAGGCATACACTTTAAGAACTTGCGACCCAGGTAAAAATTCCAAACCTATGCAAGATGCGAACATCTTACAAAGGTTTAGTATATAAAACCCTGGATTACAAAGTAATTCAGTGTAAGATGCAAAGCATCTCGCCTAGGTATGGATATAAGCATATCCATGCCCCCGTTCGGTCGCCGAACGGTATTCTAACTAATTGTTTATAGTTTCTTACGTCTAGTTTGCTTCATAGAAGAAGGTTCTGGTGTTTTTGAAAACGAAAAGTCCACCACGACTTTTAACATATATATAAATTATGTAATAATAGTGTTTGTAAATCTGACCCAATTGATTTAAGACACAGGAGCGGGATCTGCATATGCATACATGATCGGAGCACCAGTAAACATTCCCAATTGGAAATCTTCACCGATACTGATGTAATGATCAATCTTCACATCATCACTCGTTGTCCCGCCAACGACATCAACAGCCAACTCATGACCATGATCAAATGCATTGTACCTGCCCACAAAACGAGCTGGTTCAAAACGCTGACCATTGGTATAATAAGGTGTTTCATACTCCAAGACTGGATTATTCAAAACCGCAGTGGTGTGTGAACCACCAAGACCAGTCATCTCAGTTTCCAACATCTCACTTCTACGATCTCCATTGACGCCATTCAAATCATGGGCTGTCTCGGAAATACTAGTTCCAGTAAGATTATGTCTAGTGGCAGTCATGGTACCCATACGGGCAGCAGAACCATAAGAAGTATAAATCATCTTGTGTCTAAGACAACCACGTCTACAGGCAAAAGCTGGTGTAAGATAGTTAATCAAAGTTTCATTGACGAAATTATATCCCGAAGTACCTGCCAAAGAATCTGTAGCTGTGTCTTGTCCACTAGTTTCCCAACCACGATAGAAAGGAAAATTGTGCAAATTGAAACACACTTTACGGTTGTTGGCAGTAGTCCCAATTCCTGCAGGAAAGTACATATTGTGCCAATGGTATCGGCGCAACAACTCCCTAAAAGAGACAATACGTTCACCCTGATAAACCAGATATTGGTTATTCTCTGGTATGTATTCACCAGGAGCAAATGAAGCAACCTCAGTAACACATCCGGGAGAATTTGACGTATCCTCAGATGTGGCAAGAGCAGGAGCTGTTTCTGATTGTTGTTCAAAGACTGATAGTTGTGAAAGATTTTTAGTAGTGGGAACAGCCACTGCGAAATCATCTCCAGCCTTAACCCAAACTTGAACCTTAACATCAGCAGCAGTAGTTGATGGAGTAGCCAGTTCATTGACAACATAAACAGTAATGGAACCATTATCAGTGACTCCACCTGCAGTTACAGGGTTAACGTCATCATGTATAGTTGCAGCAGGAATACTATCAATTCCAGTATTTCGTGCCCAAGCACGGATGTCTGCCCATTTCACTTCATATTCAAAATCCCTATTCTCTGAAATGTCAATAACAGTAGAGTAGACTTGGTTGAAAGGAATGGCACCTGCTGGGTTAGTAGCAGGATTATAAACAATCCTCAATCTTCCTCTATGGTATTCTGAACATACAACATTGAAACGGAATTTGATTGAACCTTGCCAGGCATCAAAGGGAGAAGCACCAAAAGCAAGAGCTGTGGAATGAATCTCCGTTACAGGAGATGCCACAAGGGTAGTACCATATAATGGTGCAACAATCATGGAAGACAACATATCATCAGCAACAGCAGTTTCTGGCCAATCAAAGGATCTCCAGTAGGACCATCGTTGACAGATGGAATTGACAGTGAGTTCATCTTCTCCTCCCAAACCCATAAGACGAGTATCAATAGAAAGCTCATTCTTTGAGTCCAAAGTGAGTTTGACAAGATTTTCAGGAGCATCAGAGTTACATAAATTTCCTGCATAACGCGGGGTATAAACTCTGCAATCCTCCATGACTTGAGGTCTAGAATAACCAAAAATCCTTGCAACAGCACCCAATTTGCTAGCAACCATAGAAGTTGCTTTAGCATACGGAGCGAGAACAGGAATCATTGCTAACGTATCTGCCGCCTTGGCAATAGCAGAAGCGGGTTTGCTAATCAGACCATCCTTCAAAAACTCATCATTAGTAGAAGTGTTAGAAGCTTTCATTGTCTCCTTCTTTTGCTTTGATCCAGCTTGTTTGTCATATGGTTTCGGGAAACCAAATTCATCAAGATCTGCTTCCTCAACATGACCCTGAGCAGCATTCGTAGTAGGAACAGCAAGGGTAAGATTCTCTGCCCAACAGAAAACAGAGATAGTGATAGGATCAGTACCTCCATTTGCATGTTGAAGGACATCAAAATCATGAATATCTATTTCTCCCATATTATCAGGCCAACCAGCTTTCGTAATGTCCAGATAGTTCTCTGGCCAAATAAAAGGCAACAGCATTTCACCACCTTGAGAAGACGTAGGGTCTAAAAGAAGATGAGGTTTCTGTGATGCTTGAATCAAATCTTGTGCAACAAAAGTTCTGTTGACAGTAATCTCGTCACTCACAACGTAAGGGTTATAAGAAAGAAGTGCACGACCATAGTAGAAACTATTTCCGTTTACCAAAACTTTCAATCGGAGATTACACCTAAGATTACGGTAACGATTAATTTTATCAAGAACATCAGCATTGCCAAAAAACTCGGTCCACGGATTGAATCGCGTAACCGAAAGGGCTGCTGACGGTGTCCATTGGTATTCTTTGATCTTGATAGGCCTGCTGAGAAAGTTCCCCAAATCCGCATCATTGAAGCCCGAAAGCTTCGTAGTTTCGTCCGGGCTTGCGACAATGTCGTATGACCACGGAGTGTCCCCATCGACAAAATTCGTCGTCTGGGCGCTCGTTTCATTCGAGACTTTAGAGATGTTAAAAGCTGCACCTCCCTCAGCTCCACTATTAAGTGAATTATTGTTATTAGTATTATTAATTTCTGTAGTAAGTAATTTATGAACTTAGGATCGTATGCTCTACTCAAAGCATCGTCCGCAATGTAATTGTTTGGTTGGCTAAGCCTCCCCTAAATAGGGGTAGTCCACTGACTGCCATAGATTTGCAAGCCTACACATATAGAGATATCACATAAAACACACGATGTGTGGTATCCAATACAAAAATACTATTTTAAACTTATACCACGAATAGCTCCGGGGTTTGGATTGAGTTTAACGTCATCCCAAGACAGAACGGAGAATTAGACCTCGACATCATATTTCTCCTTGAACATCTCCAACCTCATATCATAAGTGGTTTCGAGTTCAGAGCACAGATGAGCAACACTAGCCTTCTGCGCCACGGTTTGCATTTGTGTACGACGCTTCTCATACATTTCACGTCCGTACTGCCACCACTCTCGGAGTGCACCATCAATATTTTGTGCACTTTGATCTTCAGGTGAAATAGCCTTTGATCTAAGAACGGTGTGGAGCGATTTGAAAATAGAATTTTCGTCGAGTACTCCATGAATCAACCCAGTTTCCTCACAATAATAATTATGACGCTTCAAGAAATCCGCATCACTATCCTTCATGTAAGGAGTAGGGGTTGAGGTTTTGTCAGGCATGGTGAAAATAATTCCACGCTCAGACAAGAAATTGGCATAAGAGATATGATTGAACCAATCAAATCCTTCACGAATGGAACCTTTCACATCATCCCCATATGTCATAACAGCTCCCATCCACCTGAAAGGTGGAGGATTGCCATCCATGGCAGGGTACAAGTGATAGTAAGCACTTCGCATCAACAGAGAATTCACAATACAATTAATGTAAACTGTTAAATTCTGTCCAGAAGGATTAGAACCGCAGTGAATGATAACATCTCCATTGTATGCCACACAAGAAAAGGCGACTTCAGTAGCCACACCCTTCATGATAGTAACTTCATCCTCAGTATAATCTCCACATTCAACGGCAATATTAATGAGACATTTGAAGGCAGCCATAATAAGTTGTGATGGCATGTCCAAATCATAATGTCCATAATCGCCAGCAAAAATACGATCATCTCCGAATTTCTTCATGTGACGAGCCAACTGATCCCACTCGGGACCTTGAGCATTGACTCCCACAGCACATTCAGAAGTGATAGGGAAAAGAGAAAGAAGACGAGCAACAGGCAAGAAATACTTCCTAATAATCAACTGCGTTGCCCAATCAGCGGCTTGGAAAACTCGAACTTTTTCCTTACCAATTTTTGTAGGTTCATCCTTGACACAAGCTTTAAAAATAGAATAGCAACGTTCACCTGACAATAGCTTAGCTACCATAGAATCCATTTCCTCCAGAATGAGCTTATCACACTCAGCTGGACAAGCAAAATCAGGATAATCCTCGGGGTCCAAAAGAGTGATCATCTCACTCTTAGGACCAGTCAGAGGAAAACCCTTGGATGTAGAACGGGGCATGGCATCGATGAAACGAGTTCCATCTCTTCCACACAAAGTTTCCATAGGAGTAAGAGGCTTAAGTTCTGCCTTAACCATCTCAGAGAATTGGTCACTCTGGAATGTCTCAACAATACTTCCACAGTAGTCAACAACTGCTCTATCCAAAAGAGATGGTTCCACACCAGGACTAGGATTGGCAGAATATTGCAAAGAAGCTTGCCATTGCCTACTGGAATTGAACTTAGGAGGACCATGAGCTTTCTTAACTCCAGTTACTTCCTCTACGAAAGGGGAAATTGGAGTCTCCATAACTTCACTAGTAGTATGAGAGACACGAGAAGAAGTTTGTCCAAAATATTCAATATTACTTCCAACTGGCAAATAGTTCATGGGTGACTTTGGATGAATATCAGTAGACACAACAACTTGCTTGTCATAACGAGTTTTTGGGAAAGTACCATTTACATGAGCAGGAAAACTGCTAACACAATTATGTGCTTTCTCAATAGCAGACAAAATCTCCTTACGTGTAACAATCAATGCTTTACCACTGGAAGTACCAGTGATTCCACGCAAATGAATTCCAGCAATGGTTGGTTTAGCAAACAAACCTAGAACAACAGCGCCACACATACCCGTAAAAGTGGGATACGAAGTGTGGTACTGATAACCAGAGCCTCCAGCTTCAGAGTTACGAATATAATTCGCACGTACTGGATCAGAAGTTGTAGTACCATCTGCCTTACGATAAAGGACATGAGCATTTCCAGAAACATTGAGAGATTCAGGGAAAAGGTGTGTAATGTCACTGCGTACACCACCAGATGTGATATTAACAAGACACAAATCCTTCCCAGGAATTGGCACCATATTGGATACACCAACCATCCCTCGGAAAACACCACCAACGGTGTCGGGATCGAAACGGGTAACCAAAGCTTTCATATCCTTACGGTTCTCAAAAACATGAAGAGGGAAAAGATACATAGTACCACCAACAGCTAAGATATCACAAGACTGCTGAAAATTGTTTTCAACCAATTTGGCATGGAACAAATTTTTCAAGATCTTACTTTCGACTTGATCAGGAGTCATTGTTTCACACTTATGATTGAGGTGAAGCTCCTGCACTACAGGAACGGCCCAAGGATTAACTTCAGCATTTCGCTCTACAATATCATTGACATTAGAAGGAGCAAGAGTAGCCTGGTAATCATGTGCCAACTTCATAGATGTGACAATCTTATGAATGATCTTAGCAATCACACAAAAGGAGAAGAATTGGACAGCTTTGCTCTTACGAAGGGAAGTGAACAAATCGTCCGTAATATCTCGCCTATTGGCTAATTGTGCACACATATCACTACGCCATTTGGAGAGGACGCAATAATAAATAGTGGCCGGAAAGAAGAAAGAAAATAGGAAAGCACCTGCGGACAGTTGACCCATCAACAGACAGGAAATCAACATGGTGCAGAAAAAGAACGTAGCATGTTTACGCATATTACGTTCAAGTTCAAGAAATTCCTTTCCATGATAGAGCATATAAGCCTTCTGAACCAAACTGCTGTTAACGACACATTCTGGAATGCGAACAGATATAGCTTGAGAGAAGGGTGAAATACTCTCCAATTGTTCCTTAACAGATTCAAAAGTGACATCTTTCCAAGATTGTTGATCAAACACCTGAGACAATTCCTCACGATCATACGAATCCCAAGAAAAATCCGAATCAGAATATTCAAGTGAACTCAAAGATGATTCAGAAGCCTGTTCAGTATCAGTGACATCAGCTTCAGGTACAGATTCCTCGGGAATAGAGGGCATCTCAACTTGAGGTTCATGAGTACACTTACAACGTCGCTGTGGAAAACGACACCCTGAGCAATATTGACGAGAAGGAATCAACGCTTGTGCCTTGGTAAGCACCATGCGCTGGTTATCAAAATGCTCCAAACACATTTTTGAAGCATATTCCAACAACTCATGAATATTGAGAATAGTATCTTTCGTACCTCCATCAATGGGACCAATCAATTGGGAACGTTTCCCATTTGGAATGTAT